AAAACAAAGAAAAATGCGCCACAGTCATTTGCTGAGTATCGCAAGGCAAAGGCTGAGCGAAAAAAGGCGCAAGGCAACTAAAAAGGAATTTTAAAAACTAAAAAGGAATTTTAATATGGCTTCTGTAGGTTTAGATTTTTCACAGATTACCCCTGATAATGGGGCGGTTCGCGAGATTTCGCGATTGATTTTTAAGGACGTTTTGCAGGCTGAGCGCATTGGCTCACTGCTCAACGTTATGCGTGGCGTGTACAACGGTGACAAAGTGGGCATCGTTGGCGAGTTTGGTTTGCTAGGCACAGCCAACACTGGTTGTAACCCCGAGTGGGGCAATGACGCTATGGCGACCAGCGAAAAGACATGGGACATCGCCGCATGGCAGATTGCCGAGCAACTGTGCTGGGCTGACATTGAGGACACCCTTGTTAAGTACACCCTTAACACTGGCACTGACATTGCCGACCTCACCGCCAATGACTACCTCGATGAGATTGTAGTGCCACGCCTTGAGCTCGCAATCATGAAAATGTATTTGCGTCTTGCATTCTTTGGCGACAAGAATGCTACCGATGTCGCTAACGGTGGTGTTATTACCAACGCAGCCGATGTGCCTTATTTCACCCTTATTAACGGCTTCTTCAAGCAGTTATATGCTGGTGTTACAGCAGGCACTACCAAGCGTGTAACCATTGCCGCTAATGCCGAGGCTACCAAGGCAGCGCAAATGAATGCTATTAGCTCACAGGCAGTAGACGTGCTCGACGACATGATCAACAACGCAAGCCCAACATTGCGCCAGCAAAGCGACCAAATTATCTATGTAACTCAGTCGTTTGCCGACGGGCTTGAGGCTCAGTTGCTCAAGACCTATTACGGTAGCGAGTTGCACTGGGAGAGCCTCTTTGCGGGCATCCGTGAGACTACCTATCGTGGCATTAAGGTGCGTGTACTGCCCCAGCTTGACGAAATCATCCAAAGCTATGAGGGCACCGCTGCTGCTTACAATGAGCCTCACCGTGCTATCTACACCACCGAGCGCAACCTAATGCTCGGCGTTAATGGTGCGGATGAGTTCGCACGCCTCCGCATCTCATTCGACGAGACCACACTGCTCAACCACATCTATGCGACCGACAAGCTCGGCGCTATGGTGCTTGACGAGAGCATGGCGGTTATCGCATACTAATTACTGTTTTAACGTTTCGGTGTGTGGGTGTTAGCACGCCCACGCACTTTTTAAAAACAAAAAAAATAAGGACGAAAATATGGCACTATGTGATTATGTAATATCGAGCGACATTCAAGGTTACGACTGCAATAACCCTATGGTTAAGGGCGCAAAAGCTAACGGCTTGCTCATCAACAAGGGCGACATCACCATGTCGGGCATCACCTATGACCAAGCAAACCCATTTAAAGTGACCGCACTGCCCTTGGCAAGCGGTAAAACTGCCTATGACATTGTACAGGGTGGGAAAACGCCTTTTACCGGCACACAGCAGGAAATGGTCGAGGGAACGTACCAAAATACCTTTACCAACACTTTGCAATTTGTTATCCTCAACCAAGGCACAACAACTGCCGAGCAGGTCTTTGCGCTGATGAATGGCGAATTCGTTGCTGTCCTACAAAACAATAACGGCACCTATCAAGTCTTTGGCTTGGAGAGCGGCTTGCACGCTAGCGCAATGGTGCGTGAGCTCTATAACGATGACACCCTAAGCGGTTGGCTGGTCACCATGACTGAGGAAAGCGCCGTTAAGGGTAACATCTTTATCGAGGAGACACTTTACAACACCCTCAAAGGCGAGTAACAATGGCACTTTGCGATTACCTCATATCAAGCGACATTAAGGGCTACGATTGTGAGCGCCCCATGATAAAAGGGGCGCAAGCAATCGGCAGGCTCATTAATCGTGCTGACATCAATTTTGCCACAACCGATGCCACGATGGACGGGCAACCATTTCAAGTGCAATTTACCAACGAATATGCGCTTAAATGTGGCAAAAAAGGCTATACCGTGTACCAAAGCGGAAAGCAGCCCTTTAATGGCACGCAACAAGAGATGGTAGAGGGTGTATATCGCAACACGATTACCAACACATTACAGCTAGTTGTGTTGCGTCAAGATGCCGACTTTGCCAAGCAATTATTTGCGCTTATTAATGGCGAGTTCGTTGCCGTAATGCTCAATAAAAATGGCACCTATCAAGTGTACGGCTATGAGACTGGCTTACATTGCACCGGTGCTGTGCGTGAGCTTTACAATGACGACACGTTAAGTGGCTGGCTTATTACCTTTACTGAGGAGGGAGCCGCCAAGGGCAACATCTTTACCGATGCAACCTCTTTCCTTGACCTGCTTGCGGAGGGTGCGTGTGAGTAATGGCAATGACTAACGAGGAGGCACAAGCCGAGTTAATGGTGTTGCGAGGTCTCGCCAGTAGCGGTAATGACCTCGCACTTGTTAAAGAGCGCATTGACCGCCTTTATTGGGAGGTGTGCCGAAAGCACTTGAGGACTTGCAGATGCAAGGATAAATATAAGGATGCGCTCTTTGAGATTTATGCGAAATTGAGAACTAACGGCAAAAATAATACGACAATGGCAAAAGCAAGATTAGTTAATGGTGTCGTGTTGCGCCACAAAGGCAATCATTACACCAATGCCAACCTCACAGATAAGGTGGCACGTGAGTTCCTTGCGGAGTTTCCACAGCGAACCGATTGGTTTGCGGAACTCCCCGAGGAGGAGCAAAAGGCAGAGGTGCCCGAAAACGGCACACAAGTCGCTCCTAAAGCGATTAAAAAGGCTCAGCAACCAACAACACCAAAAAAAGAAAAAGCCCCGAAAAAGGGCAAATAAAAGGCGAATTTAGCGATGAACATTAACAAGATAAAAAAAGCACCACAGCGCATAGATGTAAGCTATCTAGCGACATTAGGCATTAAAGCCTATGGGCGCAATAACCTGTACCCGCAACAGGCTAAGGCTATCCTTGACGCATCGAGCACCGGTGCGCAATGTTGCGACAGATATGCACGCTTTATCGAGGGTGAGGGACTCAACAACCTTGCGCTCTATGACCTTGTTGTTAATCGCTATGGTGACACAGTGGATGAGCTTGTTAATTCGATGAGCCAAGACCTCGCCAGCTATGGCGGTTTTGCCTTGCACGTCAATTATGACCTTAACTGCCAAGTGTGCGAGGCGCAACACGTGCCATTTGAGGCGTGCCGACTGCAAGAGGATGATGATAGTGGCTATATCGCCCACATCGTCACACACCCCGACTGGACCGGCAAGCTCACAAGAGCGGGCAAGGTAGTGCGAGTGAATAAAGATAGCATCACCACATTTGACCGCTTTAACAGTGACCCTAACATTGTGCGTGCGCAAATAATGGCGTGTGGCGGCATTGACCATTACAAAGGACAAGTGCTCTGGGTGAGCCTAGCAGGACGTGACCGCTACCCCCTGCCCAAGTATGACCGAGTATTAACCGACCTATCGACCGATGAGGGGCTCAGCAACATAAAATTCCGCAACGCCCGGTGCAACTTTTTGCCGAGTGCTATTGTGTTGAGCCGAAAAAGCCAAGCCTTTAACGACGAGGACAAAGTAGCGCAGGATGTCAAGGCGCAGGGCTTTGTTGAGGACTTAGAGCAATTCCAGGGCGATGAGACCTGCAATGTGCTTATGTCAATGACCATTGAAAACGACGAGGAAAAGCCCGAGATTTTGCCGTTCCCTACCAAAAATTTTGACAAGGACTTTGCTGTTACCGACCAGTCGGTAGTAGAGCGCATTTATTGCGCTTTTGAACAAGAGCCTTTCCTTGCTGTGCGCAATGGTAAGCTGGGCTTTAGTGGCACGACAATCCACGATTGTTACGCTTATTACTCAAGCCTAGTTAATAAGGAGCAACGCATGATAGAGCGTGCGCTTAACAAGGTGCTATCGGTGTGGCACGAACCGTTGGCGAGCGTGGATTGCTCTATTAAGCCACTAATGTATAACGACATGGAGGGTTAATTATGGCATACGATAACGCATTACTCATTACA